TTAGGCGCCTGCGCTGGTGCGCGGGGCCCGTTTGTTTCGTACCTGACCGCGGCTGGTGCGGGCGGCGGTTTTGACCAGATCGTCGCCGATCCAGAACCGCAGCAGATCACCATCGACATGGACATCGCAGCGGGCGCCGGCGTAGTGGCGGCCGATGCTGACTTGTTGCCAGGACACGCACACGATGCCGTTGGCGCATACCCGGCGGCTGACCCAGTCATCACCGCGGCGATCGGTCAGCGTGTTTGTCGAGGTCGACAGTGAGGATGTCGGTGTGCGCCCGCCGAAACGTTCGGCCGGGGTTGCCATCTTCAGTGACTGGTGCGGGCGTGCGGTGTTGTAGTCCTCAACCCACTCGTCGAGGGCTCGTTGTGCCGTCTTCAGATTCGCGAAAGGTGCTGTATTGCTGAGGAACTCCGCACGCAGACTGCGGTGGAAACGTTCAATCTTGCCCGTCGTCGTCGGAGAGCGGGGTTGGGTCAGCAGGTGCTCGATGCCGTTTTCGCGGCAGATCGCATCAAAGAGCACCTCCACAGGCGGATGGTTGAACCGGCCGGTGAACACCTTGCCGTTATCAGTCAAGATCTGCTCAGGCGCACCGTAGGCGGCCAGCGCAGCACGCAGTCCGTCACAGACCGCGCGGGTGCGTTCGGCGGCCATCAACCGCGCGCACACGCACATCCGCGAATGGTCATCGATGCCGGTCAACGCTTTCGCCGAAGTGCCATCAGCCAGCGGGAACCCACCGACGACATCCATCTGCCACAACTCCATCGGGGCGCCACGCTCCCAGCGTTTCCACTTGCGCGAGCGGCGATCCCGCAGCGCCGGGTCGATCATCCCCGCCCTCAGCAGGGCCCGATACACCGCCGACTCCGAGGGCACCGGAGACACTCGACGCTTTGCCAGTTCGAACACCAGCCGCCGCGGCCCCCAATACGGCCGCGACCGCCGCAGCTCGACCACCGCGGCCTCCACCTCGGCAGGCATTTGATGCGGACAGCTCACCGGCCGGTGCGACCGATCCACCAACCCGTCCAGGCCCTGGGCCTCATAACGCGCCAGCCACCGGTGCAACGTCTGACGCGCCACCCCGGTCTTGTCGGCGGCCTGCGACACCGTCAACCCGTCGCCGATCACCGCCATCACGGCCTGATACCTCTGCTCAGCCACGCTCAACTCCCTCATTCCGGGAGTGTCACGGATCAGCCGGAGTAGGTGTCACGCATCAGCCGAAACACTGTCACCCATCAGCCGAAGACAAAATGTCACGCATCAGCCGAGGTCATACACGTCTGTGGTGCGCCGTCAGGGTTTCGAACCCCGGACCCGCTGATTAAGAGTCATGTGTTACAGTACTTTTGACCACGCGTTTTGCCAGCAAAACTGCAGGTCAAGCCATATTTAGGTTACACAGGGCATACGGTATGTATCCAATAGTCTGTATGTAGTAGCGTATGCACCTGCTGTATGTAGTTAGGAGCCCCTTAATGGCTAGGTATGCCGCAAGCACCGAAGTCAGCTCCGATCGCTCGCGCGCCGAGATAGAGCGCACCCTGCAGCGGTACGGTGCCCGGCAATTCATGTATGGCTATGACCAGACCCGAGCGGTGGTCGGATTCATCATCAATGAGCGTCAGGTCCGCTTCGAACTGCCGATGCCCGACCCCAACGATCGCGAGTTCACCCACACGCCCGGACGTAACCAGAAGCGCAGTCCTGACCAGGCTCGCACGCAATGGGAGCAGGCGACGCGACAACGGTGGCGCGCCCTGAACCTCGTCATCAAGGCAAAGCTGGAAGCCGTAGAGTCTGGCATCGTTACTTTCGATGCCGAGTTCCTCGCGCATCTTGTGCTGCCCAATGGGCGCACCGTTGCTGATGAAGTAGTGCCGATGATCGAGACCGCCTACGAGACCAATCAGATGCCGGCGCTTCTGCCCGAGTATTCGCAGCTGGCGCTGACTACGGGCTAACCAATGGGCGATTCGCAATGAGCCCGAAACGTCGAGCCCCTGGCGACGGCGGTCTACATAAGCGCAAAGATAACGGCCTCTGGGTCGGATCGGTGGAGGTCCCCACCGCTGATGGGAAGCGCCGTAAGAAGTACGTCTCGGCGAAGGATTACAAGACCGCGAAGCGCAAGCTTGACGAGCTCAAGGACGATATGCGCCGCGGCGTCGTGGTGGTGAACTCCACCGCCACCGTCGGCGGCTGGCTGCGCTATTGGGCCGACCACATCAAGAAGCCCCACGTCCGGCCGAACACGTTCGACTGGTACGACGAAGCGATCCGCCTGCACATCACCCCCCATATCGGTTCTATCCGGTTGAAGCAGCTGACGGCGATGGATGTGCGGTTCATGCTCGACCAGATCGGCACGAGCGCGAACAAGCAGCGCGCCCACAAAACCCTGCGCATGGCGTTGGGGGATGCGATGGCAGAAGGCTATGTCGCCCGGAACATCGCCGAGACCGTCCCCAAGCCCGGGCACGTCAAACGTGTCCGCGGTTCCCTTCCGGCGGATGATGCGAAGCGGGCGATCAAGGCCGCGATCGACGTCCAAGCGTCATGTGACGAAACCACCCCGTTGTTGGCGACCCGCTGGGCCGCCGCCCTACTGACCGGTGCCCGCCCGGCCGAGCTGTTGGGCCTCGAATGGGACCGCGTAGACCTAGACGCTGGGGTCATCAATTTGGAGTGGCAGTTACAGGAAGTCGACCGGGAACACGGGTGCGGCCCCGCCGCCAACGGTGTCTATCCGTGTGGGAAGAAACGCGCCAGCTTCTGCCCCGAGCGGCGCTGGCCGTTCAACGACGGCGAGGTCTACCGCGAATGCGTCGGCCGCTTCGTGTGGACCCTGCCGAAGACGAGCGCCGGCACCCGCATCGTGCCGATCATGCCCAGCTTGCTCGAGATGCTGCGCCTCCACCAATCCCAGACGGCTGCGGCGCCGAACCCACACGGGCTGGTGTGGCACCGCCGAGACGGGGCCCCGATCGCCCGCAGCGACGACACCAAATCCTGGCGTGCAGTCCTCGCCGCAGCCGACCTCCCGCAGCTCGAGGTCTACGCCACCCGACACTCCGCCGCCACCCTCCTGCAGGAGCTCGGCGTGCCCGACGAAGTACGCATGCAGATCATGGGCCAATCGTCTGCCGCCGCGCATGCGGCCTACATCCACATCAACCAGACACAGATACGCGCTGGCCTCGGAAAGCTCGAGCAACTCCTCCTGGCGTAGACCAGACCCCAACCCTGTGAATCGCGGTAAAAATTCCCAGAAACACATCCCGGATGCGAACACAGGGTTAATTTACGAAATTACGCAGCGGGATGCGTTGCTAGAGATAGAGATTCAAAATTTGAAGTAATCGGGGGGTAGCCCAAGTGGCTTGGATTATCGCTGCTGCCTGCGCGTTTCTGGCGTGGGCCATCTGGACACGACGCCAAACACTACGACCCGCAACCGAGCGGCTCAAACTCACTGAACGCACCATCACCACCAGCCTCATCCTGCAACTATTCGGATTGGCACTGATGACCCCGCGGTCTGCGGCTAGCCTGGGGTGGCTACTCGCGAAACTCACCGGCCAGCCCAACATCGACACCTGGATCGGGCACAGCCTATATATCAGTGCTGGCGGCATGATCGGCGTCAACGTCGCCAGCCGGCTCAACATCACCGACGATGAACTCCGTGCGGGGTTCACCAAATACGTCGCGCGCCCGATGACGCTGATCGTCCCGATCAGTCTCGCCCTGCTCGTGAAAAGCCCCAACGCCGACACCACATGGCCGGACTTCTTCGACTGCCCCTTAGATGGCTGGCTGAAAGCTTACTGGGTGCTGGTATGCGGATTCATCGGCTACATCCTCGCCTCGATTTGCTGGCCCCTCATCCTGCTCCGCCGCGACCCGCGTAACCGCCGCACCGCGACGATCTACCTCATCGCCTGCACGCTGGGAGTCATCGTCTGCGTATCCCGCATCGCCACCATCGGCCAACACCTGGACCTGTCCACCTGGTTCTGGACCGGCGACACCATCATCGCCATCGCCTTCGCCTACGCCTCAAGCCAATCCTGGCGGCAAAAGCAGCGCCGTCTCATCGATCAGTAGGCGAGCTAGAGCGGTTGTTCGTCAGGGTTCGGTTTGAGGTTTCCGACGATGCGGCGGCGAAGCTCATCCATCCCAGCTCTAACAATCTCAGCGAGAGTTGCCGTCGGAACATCTGACAGTGGTCCGTGTATCGCCATGATCTCGCTATCAGCCGATGCTGCGGCGATGAACGCTGGCTCGGCGGCCGCAAGGATCGATGCGGACGTGCCGTGATCCCATTGGAGACCTGTGTCCAGCTTTCGGAGTGTGCTCCGGGAGATCGATGCTTGGGCCGCAGATTCGATGGCTGTCAGGGTGCTGTTGGATGGGCCGCCAGCTTGCCAAACCTCAAGCTGTGTGAGCCCAAGCTCGCGGCGCCTGTTCTTGACCGCACCAGCCAGTTTCTCGACCGCCTGTCTAGGCCAATCTGCCATAGCCAACATCATGCCAATTTTTTTTGGCAAAACCAAGCGCAGCTTGGCAAACGACACTCGTGTAACTCTACCTGCGGCAACATGGGCATGAACTCATAAGGGCAGGTTAGCCAAGACTTTTCCAACCAAAACCTTGAGTTTGCCTTGGGTTTGCCATACTATTTCAAGCATGCCGCAAGGTTCCAAGTACCAGAACCAACGCAAATCCAAGACTCCACCGCACGTCCCAGCCAAGTATGTCCGGCTAGCTGCAGGGCTAACCCTTGAGGCCGTCGCCGCAAGGATCAAAGCCCAAACCAATAGGCAGTACAGCGTCGGCGCGATCTCCGCGATCGAGAGCGGCACCCGCGGCGGATCCCCGGAATTGATGGAGGCATACGAAGCTGCCCTCGGCCTGCCCCCAGGGACTATCCGCATCGATTACATCCCCCGCGCGCCGCGTGGTGTCCACGCCCAACGCGATGAGGCCGCCGAATGAACATCGATGGCCGCAAGTTCTTCGTCTACCGGGTCTTCGACGCGGCCGATCGATTGCTCTACATCGGATGCACCAACCGACCGTTCATCAGATGGTCTGAACATCGGTCACAGCGCCCAGGCATGACCTCTCAGGCCGCACGGTTCAAAGTGCGTGGCCCATTCACCTACAAAGTCGCTCGCGACCTCGAGAGGCAAGCCCTACGAACCGAGGACCCGATCTACGGCTGGACGCCCACCAAGCGCAGTGAGGAGCACCGGCGTTATAGCTGGATTAAGCGCAGGACCGCTGAGCTTCAATCCGCCGGGATGGAGTACCTGGCGGCCAGTGATCAGGCCTACCTTGATGCCTCTGAGTGGTGGCCAGACCCCACCGCGCATGAGTACTCGGCGGTGCCCGTATGACCGGCCAACTGCTCTACGACACCCCCTCTGCGGCGAAGCTGCTTGACACGACTGAGCGTCGGATTCACGAGCTCCGCCGGGCGGGCGTTCTGGCCGCGGTGATGGATGGCCGTAAGTACAAGTTCACCGCTGATGAGTTGCAGCGGTATGTGGAGCGGTTGCCCGTCTATGAGCCGGGGCAGGCGTCATGAGCGGCGTCCGCTCGTTTGAGCCGTATCAGGTGCGTCCGTCGATCGCGGCTGTGTTGCGTGAGGTTGATGAGGCCACGTCCGAGTTGGTCGCGTTGCGGCGTGAAAACACCCGTCTCCGCGCCGAGAAGGCGGAGGCGCTATGTGCTGCCGAGGCCGAGCGTGTCGAGTCCGCTCGGCTTCGTGCGGAAAACCTGAAGTTGTCGACGGCTTTGGCTGATGCGAGGTGGTCTGGGTGAGGGTTTGTCGTTCTGTTTCCGCGTTGGTGGGTTTGGCTGTGGAGGCGATCGAGGCGGTCGCGTTCATGTTCGACTTCTCGGATCCTGCCGACAAGCTGTATGGGGAGGCTGTTGCGGCGTTGGGGGCGGATGGGTTGGCGGAGAAGGAAGCCCAGGAGGAAGTCGCCGAGCCTGGCTGCTCCTTCCAGATTCCGATGAAAAACGGCTTCCCGTACGCGCCGCCCCCAGCGAAGCCGCATGTGCGTAAGTGGTGCTGCGGGACAGTCGTTCCCGGCCCTCACGCTGAGGGATGCGCGCTGACTCCTCGTAATGGCTCTCTGGTTTCTTCTGCCGCGAGTGGTGCCGCTCCGACTGTTAGCGGATCCCCGGTAGAAGCGCGGGCTGCCCAGCCCTGCCCCCCGACCAAGGTTGGGCAGCCCGCACCCCTCACCCCGCGGGAGCTCGCTGATGCGGCGTACGCGGTTCGGGGTTTCGCGTTGACGTCTCCTGTTCCGGATGGGTGGGAGGCGTTGGCGGACAGACTGACCGCGCTCGCGGCCGAATAAGTAAGCGGCCCCGCCCGGCTGTCGACCAGGCGAGGCCAAGCCCAATCAAGGAAGGAATGTTTCCCGATGAGCGAACCTAAGCCTAACAGTAGAAGGAATTACTGCGCGGTGGCAGAGTACTACGAACCCTCCGGCCTGCCGACCGCATCGGTGTATGAGGACGAGCAGGGGCCGTTGTTGCGGGTGTCTCCGTTCGGTCATCAGGGGCCGGTGTTGGGGATGACGTTCGACCGGTGGCGCCAGTTCTCTACCGCGGTGAACGCGGCGGTGGATGCGCATTTCGCCACACGGTATTCGGCGGCGCCGCAATGAGCGGCTACTTCGACCGCATGGCCACGGTCCCCACGCAAATCTATGACTTGTTGTCTCTGATTTTCGATCCTGGCCGGCCGTTTTTTGAGCCGCGCAGCGAGGCGGAGCGAGCCGAGATCGCTGCCATGCGCAGGGATGTCGCATGAGCAACCGGAAACTCATCGTGGTCGACATCGAGACAACCGGCCTCATTTCGGGATCACACTGTCCGCTTGAGGTCGCAGCCGTCAATGTGACCACCAGAGAAGAACTGTATTTCGTCCCTGCTCTTCCAGAGGGTGCTCTCGACCATGCGGATGGCATAGCACTGACCATAAACCGCTACTTTGAGCGGCGCTTGTATGAGCAGCGCCTCGGTTGGCAAGCCACAGAAGGAAAGTGGAATGAACTCTGGGCGATGCTGTCGGGGAACACTCTTGGTGGATCTAACCCGTCGTTTGACGCCGACATGATGGTCTGTGGATACACCGCAGCGTTGATGAATTGCTATGCAGTCGGGACTCTCAGCGGAAGTCCGGGGCCGTCCTGGCATTACCGCCTGGCTGACCTCGCGGCCTACTCATCTGCGGCTCTGCGCCGAAGCCCCACGGAGCTGGCTGGGCTGGCGGATGTGTGTGAGGCCTTGGGCGTTGAGAACAAGGATCCGCACACCGCTATGGGTGATGCCCGCGCTACGGCGGAGTGCTTCCGCGTCCTGATGAACATCTACGCAGGGCGATCGATGTGAAGCGCCTACTCATCTGCGCTGTAGCTGCCGGCCTGGTGTTGATCGGCGCCGCATCCGCTCCTGCGCATGCTGACCCTGTCGGCCCGGAAGTCACCGCCTACGCGATACGGAACGCGAACCGGGTGTGTGTCGTCCTCACTGCTTTCCCGAACTTCGCCGGGGTGATGGGGGTGATGGACGGCATCCAGAAGGACACCGGATTCACCAACATGGAGACGGCGCAAGCCCTTGTGTTGTCGGTGGAGTCGACGTGCCCGCAGTGGTTGCCGCTGCTGCAGAAGTTCGCCGACGCGTATGCGCCAGCCACCAGTGGTGTGAGGGCGACGGTATGAGCATACGCATGGCGCTCATCTTGATCGCTGCCTTGAACGCCAGCCTCTGCGTGACAGACCTTGCGTTGTACGAGCATTCGCGTTCCGTATGGCAACTCGTGATGGCCGCAGTATTCGCCATTCTCGGCGTCTATTGGTTGGCGAAGGCGGTGCACAAGTGAGCAGCGGGGCTATCACCGATACGACTACCCGGCCGTACTGGATTGGTGTGTGTGAGGAGTGCGATTCGGTGAAGCGTTTCGACACCGAACGTGAACGCGACCTGTGGCAACTGTTCCACGCCCACCAGGAGAACTCATGAGCCATCCACGCTGCCCTGTTTGTTGGCGGTACGCCCGCCAAACCACGCACGGCAACATCGCCGGACACATGGACAAAGCCGGGAAGCCCTGCCTTGCGAGTGGGGAGCCCTGGACGATCACCCTGGCGGCGTCATGAGCGACGACTTCATTCACCAGTTCGGGATCCGCATGCCGAACGGTCAATTGTACCGAAATGTGGTAACACCACAGCCGGTCGAGGACTTCTCCATACCCTCCGCATACCGGGATGTCCTCGGATTCTTCGGAGTGACCGGTTCCGCGCAGCCCGCCCAGATGGTGGTGGAGTCCGGGCCGGCAATCTTCCCCAGCCGTGGGGAGGCAGAGAAGAAACTCGCCGAAATCGCTAAGCAGGCCGAAATGTTCGGCGTCAACCTGTACGGCGGCACCGTCGTTGAACGCCTCTGCACCCCGTTCACCTCTAATGACCCGGCGGTCCAGTTCGGCCGCGAGATCGCCGAGTGGGCATTGAAGCAGGGAGACAACCTATGACCGTGTGTACGGAGCCGATGTACCGGATTCAACCGGAGGCCGATGAGCACACCCAGCGCATCGTCGCCGTAGACCCAGATGGGTCGGAGATCGCCGGTGCGTTCCGCCTCACCGGGTTCAACGCCTGGCATGTGTATTTGACGAAGCTGGTCACTGATGTGACGGGGATGCCGCAGCCGCATAAGTCCCACGTGTGTTCCCGCGCGGATGCGGTTCGTTGGATAGACACAATCGCCACCCTCTACACCAAGGCCACCTCATGAACGCCCTGTGCCGCTACTGCGGTGGTACCGGGCTGGTGAAATGCGCTGACGTGTACCGGGACCAGCGCACCGGAAAGGCATCCGCGATCTGGGAACTAGCCCGCACAGTGGTCTGCCGCTGCCGATACAAGGAGGCAGCGTAATGGGATTCAACACGAATATCACGATCTGCAATGACAACCTGAGCGACTACCGGCGAAACCCCCAACGCTTCGCAGATGTCATCTGCGATGGGGCGGCAAGACGGGATGGCGTGGAGGTCTGGGGTATCACTGTCGTGCCCACCGATCACGCCGATGCCACCCAGCTAATCGCAGCCGGAGGAAACTTCGCCACGAAGGTTCACACCGCCTACTACGTGCCATCGCACCACACCGCGGATGGACAGGTAGCGATCCTGCGGAGTTGGGCCGAATCTCTGGGCTATGAGCTTCGTAAGAAGGCTGGATCATGAGCTGGGAAAGACTGTCCGACGCTGCAGCGGAGGCGACAGTCTGGGGTTTGATCGCTGATGTTGCGGAGGAGCGTAAGGACGCCGCCCGGGCGTGGCTGGCCAACCACATGGGGCCAGACGCTGCAGCGGTCAAAGCCATCGCTAACGGCGAAACCATCGGCCGTGCCACATGGGTAGAACCTAAAGACAGCGTCACCGTCACCAGCGAGATCCAGTTCTACGAGTACATCCGCCGCAAACTCCCCGACGCCCTAATCACGACGGTCAACCCCGCTGTTCGGAAAGCGGTGTTGGATAACGCCCGGATCGTGGACGGGCAGGTGATCGACCGCGACGGCGAGCCGATCTACGGGGTTGAGGTGCGTGGATCGAATCCGTATGTGTCGGTGAAGAAATCCCCGGCTGCGCGGGAGGTGGTGGAGCAGCTGCTCGACGGCGGCCGACTCTCACTCGACGGCATCACGCAGCCTCAACTTGAAGGGGGACAGTCGTGAGAGAAGTGACTCCGGTCCCGCAGGACGTGGTGCAGGAAGTCGAATCCTACGTGGAAAAAGAGCTTTCCGACCGGGATAAGTACAGCAACCGGATGCCTCTAGACGAGTCCGGCATCTACTCGCTGCACCGTCTGGTGGCGCGCATCTACGGGATGGGATTCGATGCGGGGGAGCGCGTCGAAGCGGAGCGGTCCCGGGCGATGCGGAATCGGCTGCGCGACACCACTAAGGCGGCCCACCGAGCCGTCTGGCGCAAAGAAGGCGCGGTGCGGATCACATCGACCGATAACTACACCGGCTACTGCTTGTCTGACTTCACGCTTTCGCCGGAAGAGGCTCGGAGTATGGGCCACGAACTTATCGCCTGCGCTGATGCCATCGAAGAGGTCAGCAATGGCAATTAGAACTCGGAAGCCGACAGGAATCCCGCCCTACCCGCTCGTCCTGGTCGAAGGCCCAGAGAAATCTGGGAAGTCGTATGCGGCGGCGCAGTTCACCGCTTCGGACAAGCTGGGCCAGTGCTACTGGCTAGACCTCGGCGAAGGCGCTGCTGATGAGTACGCCGCCATCCCCGGCGCTGACTATCTGATCGTCGAACATGACGGCACGTGGCACGACATCATCGGCCAGGTCACCGAAATCCACACCGCAGCAGCCGGATCGGATAAACCCGTTGTGCTGATCATCGACTCCATGACGGCGGAGTGGGAGCTACTGAAGGACTGGGCATCCATGCGGGCGCGGGAGTCGAAGTTCGCGCAGAAGAAACTCCGCGAGGACCCCAACGCCGAGATCAAACCCTCCATGAATTTGTGGAACGATGCCGGCGACCGCCACCACCGTTTGATGCGGCTGCTGATGACGTTCCCCGGGATTGTGGTGATGACTGCCCGCGGTAAGGAAGTCGCCGCTTTGGATAGTGACGGGAAGCCCATCCCGAACGCGAAAGAGTATCGGGTGGAGGGGCACAAAACCCTGCCGTATGACGCGTCGGTGTGGGTGAGGTTGTCGCGCGATGAACCACCCACGGTGATCGGCTGCCGCTCCGTCCATTCCGGCCTACGGCCCGGTGTGGACCGGCCGCAACGCTACCCCGACTTCAACCTCGAGCATCTGATCTTCGACGTGTTGAAGATCAACCCCGCTGAGGCGCAGGCCCGCGAGCTCACCGACCTCGTCTCCGATGAGATCGCGTTGGCGAACCAAGCCCGCTCAGCGTTGGGGGATTTCCTGCGGTTGCACAAGATCGCCTATAAGCCTGTCGCGGAACGCTTCTACGAGCAGCAGGGCGAAGAGCTCGAGACATGCATGGATCCGACGGCGGTGTTCGACTTCCTTGCCAAGTTGAAGCAGGAGACCGCCAATGTGGGGTAACTGCACCTGCAAGCACGGCCCTTCGAGCACGCATTTCTGGGACGCCAGCCAATACAAGCGCACCTGGTGCCTGCTGTGCGTTGAGTGTGGTTTGCGTGAGAGTGACCACGGCCCATTCGGGCACGCCTTCGATCGTTGCCCCTGTATGCGGTACCAGGAGGCGGCATGAAAACCCGCCCACTCCTTCGACAGCGCGGCGACCACGTCTGCGAGGTATGTGGTTTGGAGTTCGCCAACAACGCACATCACCGCAAAAACAAATCCCAAGGCGGCCAGGACGACCTCTCCAACCTGCTCCTGCTATGTGGCTCAGGAACCACCGGATGCCACGGCTGGATCACTGAGCACCCCGCAGAGGCATACGCCAAGGGCTGGTCAGTGCGCAGCACAGACGATCCCGCTGATGTGCCGGTCTTGTACCGCGGCAGCTGGATACGTCTTGACGACTTAGGAAACGTCCATCCCGCCGAACCGATAGGAGCATGAAATGCCTATACAACCCGTGGTCTATGTGGATTTGATCCAGGCCCCGCAAAACCCGCTAGCGAAGTTGACTGGACGCCAGCAGCGTTGGCGTTGGCGAGCGTTGAACGGCGGTAATGGCCGCGTCCTCGCCATCTCAAGTGAGGCATACACGAATTTAGGTGATTGCCTGGCTGCGGTCCGTCAGCTGTTCGGTTCGAGCTCCGACGTGTACCTACGCAACACCGCCGCGCTTGACCCCATTGTTCGTGACCCCCAGCCGCTTCGGCTCGCAACCCAAATCGGCTGATGCCCACAATCCACCCACCCAACCTGTTCGAACAGTTGGGTAACCGTGAAAGCCCCGAAGTACGGGACGCACTCACCCGGACGTGTCGGGTGTGCCACGCAGTACCGGGAGCGGACTGTACCCAACTCACGAACAACTATCCGTTGCAAAACCGCATCGTTCACTTGGATAGGACGTACGGATGAACGCTAGGCAGTTGGAGTTGTCTTTTGACCCCACCATCGCCGACCGCTTCGTGGAGTTTCACCGGAGCAACCCGAACGTGTACGCCACACTCCTCCGGTTGGCGCGGGAGTGGGTGCAGCAGACCGGCGGGAAGAAAATCGGCATCGGCGCACTCTACGAAAGAGCGCGGTGGGAGTTGGCCATCACCACTAATGACCCTGATTATCGCCTCAACAACGATTTCCGCGCGTTCTTCGCGAGACTGATCATGTACGAAAACCCAGACCTACGCGGGCTATTCGAGCTGAGGTACTCCGCCGCTGACGAGTGGCTGGCATCGCTAGGACGCACCGCATGAAGCAGCGGAAGCCGGATGCGCCTTGTGATCACTGGGATAACCAGATCGGCACCATCGCAGCGGGAGACATCAAAGGCACCGGACCATTCTGTGGTGTCGCAACATGTGCTGACTGCGTGAGCAAGTCGGCCGGCTACGTGCAGATGATGACCGGCCTACCCGCTGGCGATCTTCTGACGTATGAGCAAGCACGAAGTGAGGCGGGTGCGCGTGATTGATCGTGAGACCCGCAATCAACGCTACCGGGACGGACTGTGTGTGGTGTGTGGTTTGCGCCCGCACTCCCCCGGAAGACCGCGGTGTGAATCCTGCCATCAGGACTGGCTTACAGCGGGATGCCCAGGAGACACCGATGGGTGAACTGGTCGAGCTGCCGAGCGCAGACCTGGCTATCCGCGCCCTTCACGCAGAGATCGAACGCTTAGCGTCACGGGCTGCAGCCTCATACATTCTGCGCGCCCCGCTCGGCGTCCAGAACAACGGAATCGGCGACGAGATGCTGATGTTCTACGACGACGACCAGATCAAAGTCTTCACCTGCAACGGCTCCGTGTTCATTTCCGGGATAGAGCACTTCGGCTACTGGCCTGACTGGTTTTGCCTGCCAAATGAACAGGCCCGGTTGGTCGCGCAAGCACTGCTATCTGCGGCTGGTCATGTGTCCGTAGCTGAGACAGAACCGGAGGACCCCGAATGAGTCGGGAGTGGTTGTTTCGGTTGTGGTTGCGGATCCTCCGCAAGATCGGGTTAGGAGACCAATGAGCGACGTCACCGAATACTCGTCTGCGGAACGCGCGGATATGCGCTACGCGATGCTGCGCGGAGTCATGGAAGGGCGTCATCGAGCCATCCGACAGCACGCTTTCGTACCTCATCCCCGCGGCGAGAACTTCGGGTGCAACCGCCCAGAAGATGACGACCCTGACTGCCGCTGTGGCTACTACCGTCACCACCATCCGACCATGCTTTCCGTGAATTGCCCGGACTGCGGATCCACCAACCCGGACCGCATCCACTATGGCCACTGCCCGAAAGTAGGGCAGCGATGACAAGCCACCATGCCGTGACAAGCCGTGTCTGCTTCGGTGACGGAGGACAGCTTCTCTGGACCCGCGTCATGGGCGGAGAATACCGATGCGATCTCACTGATTGCACATACACCATTGATCACGTCTGGATTGGCTGCGATTGCAGCGGCGAGATGCGCTGGCGACTCCAACGCCACCATGGATACCAATCATGGGCTGAGTTAGGCGATTTCCGGACGCTGACCGACGCGAAGATCGCTGCGAATATTGACGCTGCGGAGCGTGATTGATGCCTGAGCGGATACAGCGGCGCCGGGAAAAGGGTTGGCGGATGCCAGAAGGCGCAGTGTACGTCGGCCGACCAACCAAGTGGGGCAACCCCTGGATGATCGACAAGTCGAGCGGCCTCGTCGTCGGACCGGGACGCTTCTACTCCCATGACCCGGCCGCATCTCGATCACTGGCCGTCGCCCTCTACAAGGATTGGCTTCGGCTTGGCAACCAATCCCTGGCATTAAGCGGCACGCGGGATTACGCCATAACGCGCCGGATCGTCCTCGACAGTCTCATTGAGCTCCGCGGCCGCGATCTCGCCTGCTGGTGCCCACTCGACCAGCCCTGCCACGCCGATGTCTTACTTGAGTTGGCGAACGGGGGAAATGCGTGATTTACCAGCATGTTTCGGCTAGAATCGTACATGAGTACGAAAGCGGCCCAGGGGTGCTGGTAACACGTCCTGGGCCTAACCACTGCCCATCTGACACCACAGATAGGAGCGGCTAATGGCCGATACTAGCGCACCCGTAGAAGCACTGTCCCAGCATCGCCCGTACGGGCTTGACTGCAAATGCGGACGCCCCATCAACAGCGATCGGGATTGGGCTCGGCACGTCGCCGAAGTCCTGGGCCTCATCGAGGAAAATCAGATGGGACGGCTATGACGTGGGACGCCGTAACCCAATACACCTCATCGGTGAACCGCTGCGCAAAGGTGTCACCTACCTATGCGATGACCTCATCAGGTCAGGAGCACATGACAACGCGCTCGGCTCAGATGGGTTTGTTCTGATGGCGTTCCTGGTTTCATGGGCCACGCCGGTCAACTCCGGCAAGCGGGTATGGGAAACGTCGGCCGCGCACCTATCCGAGCACTTCGGGTGGGGCATGAACCGTGAGCGTGCATCGAGGGCGATTGAGCGCGCCGTGAAGGACCACCGGCTGATCGTGCGGCAGTACGTGCGCGATGGGCAGATAGTGGCTCGCCGGTGCGCCTACGTGGTATGCGCGGGTGGCCGTCGGTTCACCGATGGTGAGTTGTTTCATTGGTCTTCGCCGATCCAGTTGTCATCGAAGGGCGGTGCCGAATGATGTTTGTCTTGCACGGTTTCCGTGCAACATCGGATGGTTTGTCATGCACCGAAACCGTGCATGTTGGGCATGTGCATCTTGCACGGGTAGGGGTGCAACATAAGCGTCCCCACCTTGCACCGCAGCCGTGCAACTCACCTTGCACCCACGGGGGTGCAACACAGGACAACCATTACAGGACAACTAAATCCCGTCATGCACTGCGTGCAAGACGGACGTATCTCCCTGCCGGACTTGACGGCCTCCTCGCCCAACGCCAACCAGCCATCGAGGTAACCACCAGACCGCGCGCTCGGAAGTCGGTCGACCATGCCTCCTGACTACGCCGTTGGTGGGTCGTCCCGTTACGGGCGTGGTCCTGTGTTGGAGGCGTACGCCGAAACCGGGGCGCTCGAGGTGCCGTGTGTGAACTGCGGGGCGGATGCCGGTGTGTGGTGCTGCCATGACGCTGGGGTGGGTGGGATGCCCAGGCGGTTGCCGTGCCCTAAGCGGATACAGGCCGCAGTGCGGGCTCAGACGAACGCACAGCCACCGGAAGCCGCTTCCCGGATAGGTGATCGCGGGGAGGCCCTGAAATGAGCTTTCAGGACGATATAGCGGCGATCGCCGCCGAGCACGGCCCAGACGTAGCAATCGAGTGGGCACTGGCCTATTGCTGCCGCACGGTGTTGACCGGAACCAGCCACTACCAGGAGCAGCCGTGAACGGGTTCAGCAGTGAGCAGCGGGCGAACGCCCGCGCCAACTCCAAACGTGTGAATCAGCAGCGCGCACAACAGCAACCCAAACGTGTGGATTGGGATGAGGCGATCGCCGGGTTCAAACAAATACTCGACGAGGTCTACGGCACAGACAGGAGTGGCCATGTTCTCTGATGAGATCAACTCGAGCCGACGCTCAGCGTGGGGATTCGGCACAGCGGAGCAGGAGTCCTGGCGAGACGACGCGCTCTGTGCCCAGGTCGGCGGAGATATTTTCTACGTCGACAAGGGCGAGAGCACCGCGCCGGCCAAGGCGGTGTGCTCTATGTGCCCAGTCCGAGTTGAATGCCTCGAATGGGCCATTGACCACGATGACCGGTGGGGGATATACGGCGGCCTGAGTCCGAGAGAGCGTGCCCGGATCCGGCGGAAGCGTGCCGCATGAGCCACCGTCGAACTCTGCTTCAGCTGGTGGAGCATTTCTGGGCCCGGGTCGACATGTCCGGTGAATGCTGGATATGGACTGGGGAACTGAACAACCAGGGCTACGGCTTCTACATGATTTACGAGGGCGACAAGCGAGAAAAGATCCTCGCCCATCGGTTCTCAGCACTAATGGCGGGAATGTCTGTTCGGTCTCCCGAAGACGCCGTCATGCATGCCTGTGACACCCCCGCATGCGTGCGGCCGTCACACCTGTCCGTAGGAACGCAGCAAGACAACCTGCGCGACGCGATGGCTAAGGAACGTATGGATTTATCTGGACTCTTCGCCCCAATAGTTCACAGCTGCAAAGACTGCGGGACGGAATTTCTTGGCGCTCCAAACGAGCGGTATTGCTCAACACACCGCGCTACTAAGCGGTGGTCGGCGTGACCGACTCCCACAGATGTTTCTCTGGCCGCGACTGTCGGGACGCGGAAACCGTCGAGGACGCGGGTAGGTCTGTGCGTCGTGGTGCTCCGATCGCGGAGGAACGCGGCCTGTGTGAGGCGTGTGTCCGCCGGGTCCAGTACGCGATCGAGGATTTGCCCGCCGACTACGTCGCTCTACACGTCTCCCTCGGAGAAGCCTCCACGGCGGCTGGGATGAAGGTGAACTCCACACCCACCCCAGCCATCCCGATCGACGCGCACAAGTTCGCGGTGATGACAGCTATCTCGGAGAACCTGGACCGGGCGGCGGAGATCGTGTCGGAAGCCTTGAATTGTGATCCCCCGTCGGGGAAGACAGCGCCCCGTCTAGAAAAGGCGGCGCGGATGGTGGCAACCAACCTGCCGAAACTCCTTGCCGCTGGTGATGTGGCGCAATGGATTTGGGAACGCTGTGACCAGCGGTGCGGGAAGAACGGCTGCGATGCAGGGGAGCACCTGCGCTTGTCGGACCGCAACGGTATCGAAACCGCGTTGGCATTGCGGGAAGTCCACCGCCGCGCTCGCGGGATCATCGGGGAGCTTGAGAAGATCCTCCGTATTGAGCGGATGTGCGGGGAGTGCGGAGCCCCGCGCATCTATCAGGACCCCGTCACGAACGTCGTATTTTGCCGGGACTGCTCGAAAGACTGGACCGAGGAGATGCTCGGCCTCGCGGGGCGGATGATCAAGGAGAAGGAGCGGGAGCAGCAAGACATGGCCATCAACCAGGAACTAGAAACCAGGGCGTTGAACGCCGAATGGTGCCTCGCGGAGCTGCAGTGGAAACTCACACTCGCACAGGAGTATCCGGAAGTACCGGCGGCGGATTTCGTCCGGGTAATCCTGCCGGAAAACACGAAAACCGTTGACCAGCAAGGTAAAATCGCTTCATGAGCACCCTGCTGCTACGGGCCGAAAACATCTACGTCGGAGCTCAGATAGATCTGTACTACTGGGCGTTGATGCACGATCAGTGGTGGCTCGTAGCACTGTCCATCAAATGGATGGGACTGGATTCCAATCAGGACGTGAAAGGCAAGCTTCCCACACTCCGCGAGATCGCGGATAGATATAGGTCTGCCTATCAATCGAGGGGCGGCGTGGAACCGCATGTCTGACAGCAAGGTTCACGTTTACACCGCTTCTCGTGAGCAGCGGCTGCTGCAGTTGGTGTTCTTCCTCTGGGCCCAACTCCCCCCCGAAACCCAGCAAGAACTCGCCCCGTGTATTCAGGAGCAGAACATGGGCTGGGCCATCCCCACGTGGGAATGCCGCGACCCCGACGACTGGCTCACCGTGAACGAACTCGCCGCCGATCTCGGGCTCACCCCATCTGCGGTGCGGAACTGGCCGTCCATGTACGGGCTGAAACCCGTGAAAGGACGGTACCGGTGGGGGGACGTGGAAGAAGCCCGCAAACAACGCAACCTCGGAAAACTCCGAGAAGCATGACTTTGTAAGCCGCTATCGGCGCGATGCCAGATGACCAGCACAAACACCCCGAAACCGCCTGAACGTTATCGGCGAACAATCCCAGGAGCACCATGAACGACCAACTGTTCAGCGACGCCGAGATATTCACCGGCGACCCCCTCGCCCCGGACTTCGACCAGGTCTGCCCCGACCAAGTGGTCGCCGAACTCACCCCCGAACAGCGTGAGCAGCGTGTGGCGGCGTTGGTGGTGCAGGCCCACCAGATCATCGACAAAGCCTGGGATCTCGCTGAGGGGCGGATGCGCGCGGCGTGGTGCGTTCTCTACAGCGGTGGCAATGACTCCACTGTGCTCACTCACCTGGTCCGCGATCGAGTCGATTACGCGGTGCACGCGAACACCACCATCGGGGTGGAAGCCACCCGACAATTCGTCCGCGACACGTGCACAGCCTGGGGCCTGGACTTGATCGAACGCACCGCCCCCACGTCCTACCGCGACCTCGTCATCGAACGCGGCTTCCCCGGCCCCGCTATGCACTTCAAGATGTACCAACGCCTCAAAGAACGCGTTCTCGACCAGGTCCGTTCCGAACTCGTGCTGGACAACCGCCGCCAGCGCGTACTGTTCATCGCCGGCCGCCGCCGGGCCGAATCCCGACGCCGCCAACACATTCCGTTCTACGAAACCGACGGGTCCGCGATCTGGGCCAGCCCGCTAGCGATGTGGACGAAGGAAGACCTCGTCGCCTACCGAGCTATGCATCCCGACGTGCCCTTCAACCCGGTCACCGACCACCTCGGCATGAGCGGAGAATGCCTGTGCGGTGCCTTCGCCCAACCCGGCGAGCTGGAACGAATCCGCTGCTGGTATCCCGCCACTGCCGCCGAAATCGATGACATCGCCGCAGAGGTCAAAGCTGCGGGTCACGCAGAGCCGTTTTGTCGCTGGGGCCACGGCGAAGGGCGTCAATCACCCCAGACCGGCCGGCTGTGCTCCTCATGCCAGTTACCCGGACAGATGCCGCTCTGGGAAACCGAAGCGGCGAGCTAAATGACTAAGGAGGTATCGGTGAAGGTCATCGAAATTGAGTCGTGGGTACGCCCGTGCGGCCGAACCTATCGGACGTATCTTCTGCCGGTGGTCGAGCCGGTGAACGGCCAACGCATCGTCATCTACGACGGCGGCTTGTGCTTCTACAGCACTGCGGTCGCCAAGCTCTGCGACGAGGGCTATCACATCTACGACGCTGCGGTGGACGACCCCCGCTGCAAAGTTTCATAGCGCCCGGTTTATCGGCGGAAGGGAGCAAAACAATGACCTGGGAGTGGTGGCTGTGCGAGGGCATCATCATCGCCATCTGCGTATTCGTGCTGGCGACACTGATCGAGGGGCGGCCGATAGACAGGATTCGGGCGCGGCTGGACAATCTGCGGCTGCGACTGCCGTACTGGCGCGGCTACCAAGACGGCCTACGAGATCGCGACTGATCGCATGGTTATCGGCGAAAGGACTAGAAGATGAGTAGCCAAGAATACGAGCCAATCGCGGGCGACTCCCGCGTCCTGTACCACTGCCTCGGCTGCGGTGCGCTGGTGGTCAACATGGGCCGTCATGACAGCTGGCACCGTGAGTTGGCAGCACATAGCCACCACGGCCTGAGCATGATCGGTGGAACAGCGCCAAGCGGGCGTGTGATGCCACCTGGAATGCCCACCATCTACGGCTGACTTAAGAACAGGAGTTATCGGTGGACAGCGACGTTGTGTACTCGACCGAAACCGCGTGCCCGTGTTGCGGAAGCGCGGAACGAATCGGACTTCAATCGGGCAGCGTGTACTGCTACGACTGCATGTTCGATCTGACATGAGACAAAGGATTATCGGTGGAGAAGATGAACATGAACCCTGACGATGACAATGACTGGGAATACTTCTACAACGACGTGCCGTTGCACGCTCGACGGGCAGCGGTCATTCCGCTCGCTCACCTGACTTCAGAAAGGTATGTCGGCATGAAATATGACCCGCTCATCACAGTGTGCGACAAGTGCTGCCGCTCGGCTTGTTGGCAGGGCGAGTTCATGTGCGACGACAGCTACGCCGCAGGAACGGTCCAGCGCAAGGTGAGCAGCCTGGTCCTAGACGGCACCTCGCTCTTCGGTGAGCATCCTGACTGGTGGAACCGCGATCTCGCGGTAGGGCACCGCCGGCCGCTGACCGTCACCGACCTACGCAGACTGGGGATCGCCGATCCCGAACTGCTGGAATTGGCTTAACATCAGAACCCATTATCGGAGGAAAATGATCGACACCAAGTCACCGCTTAGCTGGAAACGCATCGCGCAATGGGATCTATCGCCGCGACAGCAGGCCCTCTACATCGCTACCGGATGCGACACAAACTACGAGATCACGCGCGCGGGGACGGCCGACAAACCAAGCTGGACGCTGTACGTCGGGCGCGTTCTACAGGAACGGGTTTGTGTCAGCAACAGGCTGCGCGACGTGAAATCATACGCCCAAGCACTAGAGCGCAAAGCACTACTCTTCGCCTGACATCAGGCTTTCATATCGGTATGTGTTGATCTAGGGCATGACTTATGTCATGCTTAGTGACATGTTTGTACGCACAATGAACGTGGTCTGCGATTTCGGGAACGGCGAATGCGGCCAGGAAATCACCGGCATCGGACCCGAAGCCACCACGGCATGGGTTACCACCGAAGCCCGCAGCGAGGGCTGGTCGATCAGCTCAGCCGGTCACTTCTGCCCGAAGCACCGTCAACGAAAGGCCCGCGCATGAGCGCCCGAACAACCAACGTCGCTTACTCGCTGAGCTACGCCGGATTCAAGTGGCACCTGTACGACAGCCACGACAACCACCTGGACAGTTTTGAGGGCAGTAGCAGTGACGCGGTTCACGCGGCGATGTCCGTCGTGATCGCTCGCGGTGACTTCGGCAAGGGCGACTGGTTCGCTGCCGGTCGCGGCGAGTACGAGTTCAGGCTTACGTAGTCGAATTTACGCGGCAAAGGAGAGCAAAATGGGCAAGAGTCATCCGAAGTGCTGGGGTCCAGAAGGGCACGTCTGCCAGCAACCATCAGGTAGGCAATGCATCGACTGTGGCGGCCAACCGGCCGGAACGTTGTGGGGTCCGTACTGGTGCCCCGATTGCGATGTGAAGCGGTTGGACAAGATCAGTGCCGGTTTGGAGTCCATCGCCGCCGACCTGCGCGGCTGACAATATCGACAGGATTATCGGCAAATGACCACTGACTACTGGCATCCGGCATCGTGTGACTGCTCCGACTGCGAGTGGGGACCGGATGATTCCGACGCCATCTGCATCTGTGACAGCAACATTGGGCGCAGCGACGAGCAATGCCCACGCTGCGACTGACCTGACAATATCGGAAATTATCAAGCATAGGAGGCGCGATGGAGCCGGTGCGATTCAGCTTTTGGATCTGCCCGCACGTCCACTACACCGTGACCAGCCACGAACAATGGGGCTGTCGCGGCAGCTACACATTCCGGCACGCCTGCGACATCTGCGGCCCGGTCTCCCGCGCCATGATCCGCCCGCCCCGCGTCGGGGAAGCCGCATGACTGAGCCGTTGGGTTTCGTGGTCCTCGCCCGCCGGCCGAACCCGTGGGCGCAAGACCCGTGGGACTACTGGGCAATCGGCAGGCTGTACCGCACCGAAGCGCAGGCGGTCACCGCGTTAGCGAAGGGCGACCTGGCCGACGACATCGAACGCGAATCCGTCGCCTACCGCATCGACCAAGACAGCCGACCCACCCACAAGCATCACCGCGACTGCATCCACAACCTGACACCCGAAGAACAGATCGCCATGCGCGGCCGGACAGCCGAATGGTGGCGTGACGTTGGTGCGGAATGGCCCAAGCAGATCCAGCCCGAGCACTGGGACGACGAGCCACGGCCCGACCCGGTGGAATACATCGTCAGGGAGATCCAGCAATATGGCTGAGCTGACATGCGGTTGCGGCCAAGAGTATGAGATCCGCGACGACACTCCGAAATGGGCCGCGCCTACCCCTTGAGTAGACACGCACCTAGGTTCGCCCACACGTTCGATCCGCAAGCCTATAATCAGTGAAAAGGCCCCCGCGACAGCGCGAACTGCCCGGGGGTTCGGCCGACTAACCAGGAGTCGACATGACGAACAATACGCCAGCGCAGGTGCTCAATGTATGACCACATTGAGAAGCGCCACATCCTCTACCGGTTCTTCAACAAAGACGACGAACTGCTCTACGTCGGTTTGACGGATAACCCGGGCATCAGGTTCAGGACGCACCAAAGCACCCAAACCTGGTACACCGAATGCGTCCTCGCCACCATGGAGCACTTCGACAGCCGCAACGCCTTGAAGCGGGCCGAACTGAACGCGATCCGCGTGGAGAAACCCAAATACAACGTCGTCGGCAACCCCGTACACAAAGAACCCACGAAGCACGTGAGACGCATCCGCGCCGTTCACCCCGATACCCGCAATGGTCCGATAACATCAGTCTTCGGTGGAGATGCAAGCACATTCCCCGCTCCGGACGCGATCGCCGATGACTAGGCGACACACCTAGAGAGCAAATAGCAAAGCTAGATGTCCTGTGGGACACTTAATCGTCTGTTCAAGGCTGCCCAGAAAACGGATTACACCTCGTGTGTGATCCGTTTTTTCATGCGCATCGGGAGGTAGCGATGACCGCCCCCCCAGCCACAGCCCGCTATGTCGACCGTAAATCCCATGACTGTGGGTGTGTGACGGTGTGGGATACCGAGCGTTTTGAGCCGCGGTTTGAGGGGGCGTGTGGTGTGCATCGCCGCTACGCCCACCACTGGTGGGCGCGGTGAGTGTGCATTCCTCCCTAGAGGAGTGCTTGCGTGCGTTCGCCGAGGAGCGGCTGGACAGCGACGAAGTCATCACCGACGCCGTACTTGTCATCGGAGCCCAGCATTTCGACGACGACGGTGACCGCTGCGGCCGGGTGTTCGCGCTGCCCTATCACGGCTCCCAGCCGTACTACATCACGTTGGGGTTGATGGACGCTGCCCGACATTTGATCGAAAACCAGCTTTATGCAAGCGATACCGATGATTAGAGGGATGTGATCGCATGGCCCCCAGAACCCACGACAAGGAAGCGGAAACCCCCACTGAGGCTCCGGTGGAAGCCGCTGCGGAGGAGAAGGCCCCCGAGCAGGACGGTAAGGAGAAGACCATCGTGACGAAGGTCTTCGCCGCCGAGGGCCCCATCCCGAAAGCCTCGGTTCTGCAGGCTGCGGTGCAGTCGGTGCGTAACGCGATCCCGGTGGTGTTCTCCCTGGAACCAGAGATCACTGGCGCCCGCAAAACCACCCAAGGCGGCCGACGCGGCACCGAATTCGAGGTGACGATCACGTACACACCGCGGGCGGTGGCCGGCAAGGAAGACCCCGTGGATCTAGACAAGGTCGTCCGCGGATTGGATGTGCCCCGGTCGTTCGACGGCATCGGCGGACATGACGGGGACCCCGACTTCCACGAGCGGAAAGCCCCTGAATCGTTCTGATGTCTACCTGGGAGTGGATCGCGGCGTCGGCGCTGATTCTCGCGTTCTCAGCGTTTTTGGTGTTCGTGGACCCGCTCACGATCATCGCTGATTGGTTAGAAGATCGGCGATTGAACAGGGAGCCTCCGGCTGCGGATTTGCTTGAATACTTCACAGGTCGCCGCTGATGTATCGCAAAGCGGAAGCTCAATGCCCGCATGAAAACGAGCACCACTATCCCGGGGTGGTGAACTGGGCTGGCGACACAATCAGGCTGGGTCACACGTTCTGCTGGGATTGCGGCCGCTTCGTTTACGACAAGGTAGAAGCCGAAGCCTGTGGCTGAGCTCGAGTATTTCTTGCTCACGGCGACGCTCACGGCGATCGTTGTGGACTACACCGATGTCGGGGACGTCCCGGATCAGCAGCGCATCAGCGGAACTGTGGAGTTCCGGCCACGCATCCCAACCGGGAAGCTGCTGTGGCTGCCCACGTTGACGCCGCCGCAAGGTGTGGCGTTAGCGCCGATCAAAGCCCGCTTTGACTCAGATGGAGTTCTCCGCACCATCCAGGATTCACCGGTGAATGAGGAGCAATTGATCACTGTCACGGGGGATCCGTTCACAGTGACGTTCAACGGCCAAACCACCACCGACCTTGCAGCAGCTTCGACTGCCGCGCAGGTGGAAACCGCCATCGAAGCGTTGTCCACCGTCGGCACCTCCAACGCCAACGTGACCGGTGCGGATGGCGGCCCGTTCACGGTGGTGTTCAACGACGCCCTAGGCAACCAAGACGTCCCCACCATGACCGCTACGAACGCCACCGTCACTGTCATCCGGGAGGGCAGCTTGGCGGCGGGGGTGAAACTCACCGCCGGCACCGACGTCCTGGGGTTGGGCACCTACGATCCGGCAACGAAGCAGGGCGGCCTGGTGTACGACGTGCTGTTCACCAACGTGGTCTATAACAAGGGGCCGCAGGACATCCACGCCTTCGGATTCGTCGCAGACCCCACCTGGGCAGGCACGACCGTGGATCTCGCGGAGATCACCAAGATCGACCCACTCGCAGGCATCGCCTAAACGTTTGCTGCATTTCGTGTCGGCCTCGGAGCCACCTGTAATCCAGTTCCGCAAGTAGTTAGCTGAGGTGCACGTATGGTTGCAGGCCGCGAAGCATCACCGAAGGACGTCGCCAACACCGAACGCCTCATGGAGTACTGGGCTCACGGCAAAGGTGCCATCAAGATCCGCTGGGGCGTTGACGGCGACTTTGACAGGTGCGTAGCCGAACTCAGCAAATATGTTAACCCGGGAATCGTCAAGGGCCTGTGCTCCAATCTGCACAAGCGCGCCACCGGTGCTCGACCTGGCCACGCCCCCGGCGAAACCCACAGCCGCGGCAACCACGGCCACCACTAACCGACACGGGGGACCATGTTCATCACGCTCGGCTTCATCGTCCTAGCCATCGGCATCATCCTCGTCGCCCTCGGCTACACCATCGAACCTCGAGCGGTGCGCCCTGGTTGGGGTTGCATCATCCTGGCCTGCGTCCTGATCCTCATCGGTGCTGTCATCCCCACCACGCACCACTACGAGTACGTCGACAACGCACCCTCCTCCACTGCTTGACCATCCATGGCGTGGGAGGGCCGCACCACCGGCCAGGGATCAACCAGAGCCGGCCGCAAGGCAAGACTCAAATGCCTACAGAACGCTGGCTATCAATGCCAGCTCAGATATGACGGCTGCACAGGGCACGCTTCACACGCAGACCACAAGGTCAACATCGCCACCACCGGACAAACACGACGCGAAGCCACAGACCCCAACGATCTACAGGCGGCGTGTCCCTGGTGCCATGGCATTAAGACTCGACGCGAAGCACAAGCGGCACGCACCTACCGCACCAACAAACGCCCACCAGAACGACACCCCGGCCTGCTCTAGCCAACCGTCCCAACACCCCACGGCAGAGGGTAGGCGGCACCACCCCCTACCCGGGCAGCCGGACACCGACACGGCACTGCGGCTCGGGTTGGCTACGGGTCTGGCGCATCGCGCCGGGCGGCGGAGGGTGCTGGGAATCCGCTGGTGGCACTCGCGTTTTCGCTGGTCGCGAGTCATCGCGGCGATTGTTTCACCTCGAGAGGAGCCGACATGGCTGGACGGGGTCCCGCACCGAAGCCGGCAGGGCGTAGGGCGCGGACGAATAAGGATCCGGTGCCTTCGGTGGTGTTGGAGTTTCGGCGTGCTGAAGCACCGGAGCTGCCGTCGGATGTGGATTGGCATCCGCGGACGTTGGCGTGGTGGCAGATGTGGCAGCGGTCGGCTCAGGCGGAGACGTTCACCGAGTCGGACTGGTCGTTCCTGCTTGACACGGCGCTGATGCATCATGCGATGTGGTCGAAGGGGCAGTGGACGTTGGCTGCTGAGGTGCGGTTGCGGGTGGCGAAGTTCGGTGCCACTCCGGAGGATCGGGCCCGGCTGCGGATGGTGTTCGCCGATGCGGATGAGAAGGACGAGAAGCGTGCCGCGAAGCGGGGCGAGTCCGCTCGAGCTCGGCGCGGTCCGCTCAAAGCTGTCTGATGCCGTGGCGGCCGTCGGAGCCTGGCGAGGTTCCAACGTTGGGCTGGTACGTCCTCGACTGGATTAGCGAATACCTCGCCGCTCCGGGTAAGGCGGACTATGAGCCGTTCGTGCCGTATCGGGAGCAGGAAGACTTCATCCTGCGCTGGTATGAGATCGACCCGCGGACTGGTCGGTTCAAGCATCATCGGGCGTTGTTGGGTCGGCCGCGTGGGTGGGGGAAGTCCCCGCTTTTGGGCGCGTTGGCGATCGTTGAGGCGTTGGCTGATGTGGTCCCGGATGGGTGGGATGTCAATGGGCAGCCGGTGGGTCGGCCGTGGGCGGACCTGAAGACGCCGTTGGTGCATATCGCGGCGGTGTCTGAGGATCAGACGCGGAACACGTGGCAGCCGTTGTTGGAGATGATCCGGGAGTCACCCCAGTTGGGGGAGGACTATCCGGGTTTGGAGCCGTTGGACACGTTCGTGGTGTTGCCGCGGGGCCGGATCGAGATGATCACCGCCTCAGCGAGGTCCACGAAGGGCGCGCCGGTGGTGTTCGCGACGTTGGATCAGACGGAGGAGTGGGTGCCGTCGAATAACGGCCCCAAGTTGGCGCAGGCGATCCGCACGAACGCGGCGAAGAACGGCGGTCGGACGATCGAGTCGCCGAATGCGTTCATCCCGGGTGAGAATTCGGTGGCTGAGGCATCGGCGGCGTACGCGGCGGCCATCTTGGATGGCCGGGCCCGCAACGACGGGTTGTTGTATGACCATCGGGAGGCGCCGGCCGACACTGACATGTCGGACGTGAAATCGTTGACGTGGGGGTTGCGGGTCTCTTACGGAGACTCCTCCGCGCACCCGGGTGGGTGTGTGATTCACGATCCGCCTTGTGGGCCGGGGCATGTGGAGCTTGAGCCGTTGATCGATCAGGTCTTCGACCCGGCCTCTGATGTGCAGGTGTTGCGGTCGGACTTGTTGAACCAGATCACCCACGCGTCGGATTCGTGGGTTACCTCCCCGGAGTGGCTGGCCTGTTTCGACGGGGATGCGGTTGTGCGGGACAAGGATGTCATCGTCCTGGGGTTCGATGGTTCCCGTGGACGCACCAAGGGCAAGGCGGACGCGAGCGCGCTGATTGGGTGTCGGGTGCGGGATGGGCATTTGTTTGAGATCGGGGAGCGGTCGGTGTGGGAGCCACCCGCGCGGGAGATGTCCCGCCGGGACCGGGAGAAAACCGGTGACCAAAACCCTGGATGGACGCCGCCCGTCGCGGAGGTGGAGGCGGCTATCCGGTTGGCGTTCAACCGTTACACGGTGATCGGGTTCTACGCTGACCCGTCGGGGTGGATGGAGCAGGTCGCGAAGTGGGAAGCCAAATATGGCGCCCAGTTGAAAGTGAAGGCGACGGTGCGGGAGCCGATCGCGGCGTGGCCGCGGGGGAAAACCACGAACGCGGTTGAGGCGGTGGAGAACCTACGCTCCGCCGTCGAAAACGGCGAGTGCACCCACGACGGATCCTCGGCACTGACGAGGCACATGCTGAACGCGCGCCGCAGGGCGTTCCGGACGGGCTATCTGCTGTACAAGGCGTACCCGGATTCGCCGGACAAGATAGACGCCGCCTACGCCGCGGTGATGGCGTGGAAAGCGCGCCTGGACGCGGTGGCCGCTGGTCATGCGAAACGTAAGCGCAGGGTTGTGCAGCGCATCCGATGAAAGGGAGGTGAGCCTTGGATCAGTCCGCGATCGAAACCCCAGGCTCACCCGAATGGTGGCTCAACCACCTTTTGTTGAAGTTCAACGCCCGAGACCACACCTACGACCTGCAAGGGTTGGTTATCGATGAGGACTGGCGGCAGCCAGCCTATTTCCGGACCCGACGTCAGCGGTTGAATCTGTTGTGGTCGTACTACATTGGGCGTCCTCCGTTGCCGAGGTGTGGGGAGCGGGCGCGGGAGACGTTCCGGGATGTGCTGCGCACTGCGCGGGCGAACTATGCGGCGAAGGCGATCCAGCCGATCGTGGACCGCATGGACCTGCTCGGGGTGCGCACCGGGGTGACGGACGGTGTGGAGGGTGACGACGTCGCGAAGCGGATCATGGAGTACTCCAACTTCGCTTCCTCGTTGAAGGACGGTTTGGCGTTCACGTTCGCGATGTCGGAGTCTTACCTGATGGTGGTTCCGGCGGCCCCGGATTCGGCGGATCGGACACCGTTGATCACCGCCCAGGACCCGCGGACGTGTATCGGGGAGCAGGACCCAGAGAACCCCAACCAGTTGCGGGCTGGATTGAAGCTGGGCTACGACAACGTCACCAACAAGGTTGTCGCCCGGTTGTTCCACGACAGCGTCATGTACACCGCGTCCTGCCCAGGTAGTGATTTGTGGGCGTTGGCGTCATATGGTGCCGCCTCGTTCGACTGGGACGGCGATCCTGTCGAGTTGCCTGAGTTGGCGTCGGTGGATGCGACGGTGCCGATGATTCAGCTGCCGAACGCCCGCTGCATGGGTGAGTTTGAGCCGCACCTGGATGTGTTGGACCGCATCAACGACGGCATCATGAACCGGCTGAAAATCGTCGCCTACCAAGGCGCGAAACAGCGGGCGATCATCGGTGACCTCGAGGACGACAGCGAAGACGAAGACTCCCCGAAAGAGGACATCGACTGGGACTCAATCTTCGAGGCCGCCCCCGACGCGCTGTGGCGGGTACCGAAGGACACCCAGTTCTGGGAGTCCAACCCCTCCGACATCTCCGGGATCCTGGCCGCGGTGCGCGATGACGTGAAGGAATTCGCGGCCATGACCGACACCCCCTTGCATCTGATCACCCCCGACGCCGCCAACCAGAGTGCGGAGGGGGCGTCGTTGATGCGAGAAGGCTTGGTGTTCAAGGTCAAAGACCGCCGCGCCCGCATGAACCCACGCCTGGTGTTGTTGTTCAAGATGGCGTTCGCGTTCGCCGGGGAATCCGACCGCACGAAGAACATCGAACTTTTGTGGGGGCCGGTGGAATCGTTCTCGCTGACGGAGAAATCCAATGCGGTCGCCCAGACCAGGGGTGTGCTATCCCGGAAGCGGCAGTTGCAGGACATCATGGAGATGACGCCGGACCAGATTGAGCAGAATGAGCAGGAACTGCAGCAGGACCGCATCTTCGACGCCGCATTCGCCCCCCAGCTCTCCGCCACGCCTCCGCAATCAGCTCCGCCGACTGAACCTGCGCCGCAGCCGGCGCTTAACGGCCAGTGACCCAACCGGACACCACACAACTGCAGATCCTGGCTGCTATCAACGGCGCCGCCATCATCTCCAACGCCACTTCGGAAGCCACCACTCAGGCAATCTGGGCGCTGTGGCGCAGGGTCAACCCCTACGACAAGAACGCGGTGGCTGAGTTCATCAAATTGGCCGGGCAGTTGGTGGTGTCGTCGCAGAAGTCCGTCGCGACCGCGCACGCCGCAGCCCAGCAGGTGCAGTTGCGGGCGTTGGGCATCAACCGGCCTGTCCTGGTGACCGTTCCCGATGATGTGCGTGGCGCCACGGTCACGTTCGGACGTAGTCAGCCCAAGGTCCACCCCAAGCAAACGACTGTCGACTACACCGATGGCGGGAAGCAAGAGATCCCGAAGACAGATGCGTTGCCGGGGAAGGTGTTCGAGCGGGCCGCAGAAACCTACCGCTACGAACGGTCCATCGGAACCGACCACGCCACAGCAAACGATAAAGCCGAGCAGCGGATAGCCAGTATCGTTGACAACAACATGATCCTGTCCGCACGACTCGCGGAGCAGCAAACACTCGTCCGGGTGGCGGAGTTGGATGAGCGGGTCATCGGATACCGGCGGGTTATCCACCCCGAACTGTCCAAGGGTGGGGTGTGTGGGCTGTGTGTCGCCGCCGCAGACCGGGTGTATCACGTCAAAGAGTTAAAGGCGATCCACGCCCACTGTAAATGCACCATCGCTCCGGTCACCACGGCCCACGATCCCGGGTTCACGCTCAACCAGGACGACCTCGACAAGCTGTACGCCCACTCCACCGAAGTGGCTCCTATGGAGACCGTGGGCGGGCGTGAACGCAAGGCTCTTGGCACGTCGGGTAAGGCGTTGAAGCGCACCCGCTATCAGATCGTCCACCACGACGAGCTCGGCCCGGTGTTGACGCGCGTACCCGGCCACCCCGTGCCGTACGCCTCCACGCGGCCGGCCGCATAGACCACCCCACCACTGGTGGGGTTTTTGCACCCCCGACATGGGCGGTGTCCGTTTCTCCTGACAAGGAACACATCTCAATGACCGAATCCAACACCCCTGCTCCCGAAGCACCGCCAGAAAACCCGGCACCCCCCGAAGCCCCGTCACAGGGCGACAAAGGGTTCCCGGAGGGCACACCGCTGACGGAGATGACGGAAGCCCAGCAGCTCGCCTACTGGAAGCACCACGCGCGGCGCCACGAAGACACCGTCAAGGCGTACAAGGGGCTCACACCGCAGCAAGTCGCCGATCTCCAATCGAAGGTGGAATCCCTCGAGACGGAGAAGATGTCGGCCGATGAGAAGGCGTTGAAAGCCGTGCGTGACGAGGCGTTCAAGCAGGCGAAGGCTGAAGCCGAAGCCGAGTATCTGCCACAGATACGTGCAGCGAAGGTGCAGTCCATCGCCTCCGGGATCGTTTCCGGGGACCGGCTTTCGGCGTTCATGGAACTCGTCGACACCACCAAACTCCTCGACGAATCGGGGGCGGTGTCGGAGGAGAAGGTCATGGGATACCTCACCGCCATGTACGGGACAACACCGTCCCAACCCGCTGGCCCGCGTTGGCAGAACTTCGGCCAGTACTCACCGCCACCCCCACCGCAGAAGGCGGGGGCAGGCGGGCTGGCCGAAGCGCAGAAGCGTTTCGGGTCGAAAACCTAGTAATCAGAAGGGAGCAACGTGTCTACGGATATTTCGTTGCAGTCCACCTCGTATCAGGTGGGCGACCGGCGTTGGCTGCTGGCCGAGCCGGATGTGAAGTTGAACGTGACCTTGGACCCGTCCAAGTTCACCGCCGGAACCCACTACCCGGACGGCTACCTGCCGTCGGGCACCGTGGTTGGCATCGTCACCTCGGGCGGCCTGGCCGGCCCGTACGACGACACCGCTTCGGACGGGACCCAGACCGCCTACGGCATCACCTACGGTGACGCGCGGTTCGTCCGCCCGGACGGCACCACGGCGGCCAAGGTCGGCATCTCCGTCGTCGTCTACGACGCGGTTGTGTCGGCGGGCAAACTGCCGTTCCAGTCGGGCAAGGGTTCGATCGACGCCAACGGCAAGGCCGACCTCAAGAACATCCGGTTCGAGGCGTAAGGGAGGTATTGGATCATGGCTCTATTCCTGGATGCACCAGTTCCTCTCGAGGACACCATCACGTTCACGCAGCAGGTTCCTCTGCCGTCGAACAACAAACTGACGCAGATGTTCCCCGAGCGTCGGTACACCACCGATGAGATCGACTTCTTCAACATCACCCAGACCAACCGGTTCGCGCAGTTCCGCAACTGGGACGGCAACTACTGGGTGAGCCCGCGTGACACCGGGGTGGAGAAGCGTGTCCGGATGCTGCCCTTGGGTTCGCAGATCGGCGTCGGTGAGTACGAGCGCCGGCAGATGGAGTACGCCCGCTACCAGGGCACCGCGCAGTCCATCCTGGTGGAGGCGATCTACAACGACCTGCAGAACCAGACCCGGTACTGCCAGAACCGTGTCGAGATCGCCTGGGGTGACGTGCTGTCGGATGGTGTGCTGACCATCAACGAGAACGGGGTTCAGCAGCAGCTGGACTACGGCATCCCGTCGAACCAGAAGGTCACCGCGACCACGCTGTGGTCTGACACCGCAACCTCCGACCCGTTGGCGGACCTGATCGCCTGGTACGACGTGTATGTCGCCACCAACGGGTCCGGTCCGGGGCAGTTCTTGTGCTCGCTGACCACGGCCAGGCAGTTGCAGGCCAACACCACCCTGATCAACGCGATCAAGGGTGCTCAGACCGGGGCGACGCACGTCACCCTGGCTGAGATCAGCGGCCTGTTCAACGACTACGGCCTGCCGGCCATCTCGATGGACTCGGTGTACAACAGCTTCTTCCGCAACGACGCGGGAAGCGATGTGCGGCCGATCGCGGCGAACAAGTTCCTGTTCCTGCCCGATGACCTGGGCACGCTCGGGTTCACCGCGTGGGGCACCCCGACGACGGTGATGGAGTTGAACGCCAACAACGTTCAGGTCCAGTCCGCTGCGGGGCTGATCGGGATCATCGTCCGCGAGGAGCAGCCCCCGTTCCAGAAGCGCACCTTCGTTGAAGGTGTGGTTCTGCCGGTGCTGGCCGATCCGCGGAAGATCCTCGTCGCGACCGTCGCCTAGGAGGAGAAGTGGCTAAGAACAACAGTGAGTTCTACGTCCATGCCCTCAAGGATGGGGAGTTGCACTCCTTCGGCCCGGGCGAGGACATCCCCGCCTGGGTGAAGGTCAACAACCCGTACGTCTCCGGGAAGCAGGACTCCGAAGACGAACCGGTTGTCGACGAACCCAAGGCGGCTGCCGCTGAGGGCGACGAGGAGCCCAAGCCTCGTCGGGGACGGGCGCGTAGCTAGTCCCATGGGCAGATTCGTTCAGCCGGCCGATGTCACCGATCGCTATGAAGGCACCTTTCCTGCCGATCGGTCGACGTGGCTGGATAAGCGAATCGACGATGTTGAGGCCGATCTGATCCTCATGGTCCCGTCCCTGGACGTGACTGATGTGGGTCAGATCGCCCCAACACGCCTACAAAAAGTGGTGGCCCTTGTGGCGGACAAGGTGTTGGAGCTGTATCGCAACCCCGAACGTGCCCGCACGAGGACTGAGACGGCGGGGCCGTACAGCGACTCCACCACGTTCGACTCCGGCAGGACTGGGACGCGGGGCTACTTCACCGACGATGAAGTGGCCAACATTCGGTTGCGCACTAAACGGTCGAACCTTGGTGTGGCCCATGTGAAACCGTCCATTCCACGAGATCCGCGGGATCCGCTGCACCCATGGTGAAGCAGATCACCCAGATCCAGCACGCCAAATACCAGAGCGGCGGGGATAACGACGGCTACCCCAATGCCGACAGCTACGACCCCCCGGTCAGCCGTGACACTTTCGGCTGGTATCCGCAGTCATCGCAGATGAGTCCCAGCGCGGACTATAACCGCCGCGTCATCGACCACCGTGTCATCCTGGTTCCTGACCCCACGGTGTACACGGTGCGCGACCAGATCACCTTCCCCGGAGACGACAAGCCGTGGTTTGTGTCTGAAGACGTCGGGGACTACACCAACGGCCCGTTCGAGTATCGGCCCGGGGGAGAGATCGTGGTGGAGAAGGTTTCCGGGTGACGAAGCGGAAGATCAGCGAGCACTTCGCGATCGACTTCGGCTCCAACAACCCCGTTTGGCGGATCCTGCGTAACTCACCTGGCATGGATGAATACCTCACCCGGGTGGGTGAAGAAACCGTCGCACGCTGCAACACCGACCTGCGGGCGGCGCAAGCCGCGCGGAAGCAGCCGCAGGAAGACGGCTACGACTTCCACATCACCCACGGATCCCGATCCAGGCTGAGCATCTTCCCTGACACTCCGCGGGCCGTCGCCCACGAAGCGGTCAACCAGTCGATCCTGAAGAACCTTCCGATCGGCGGACCCAAAGGCGAAACCCGGCCACCCGACCACGAGATCCCCCGCGAGCTCGCGCGCCGCTCCAACGAAGCCCAATCCCACGCAGGATTCGATGCGCAAGGCAACGAGATCCACAACCTCGACAGGCGCCGCCGGTGACGATTCCGATCCTCGGCACCCCGTCTGCATACCAGTTGACCCGCAACTACTTCCTGGCTGAATGCCCCGCCCGGGGCTGGCCGACGAACATGACCCAACAAGTACCTGACACCCTCCCCACTGGGAGAAGGTTCTGGACACTCGGGCGTCTGCAAACGGTGAAGCCATTGCGGTTCACCAGTTCCCAGCTGTTGCAGTTGCGCTACTACGACCCGGACGGGAAACGCGCCGAGCAGATCGCCGACGAAGCCCTCGAGCTGTGGCTGGTGATGCCGTCCTTCGGAACGGTGCAAGACGTCGAACACGCCGGCGGACCGATCTCGCAAGGTGACCCCGACATTCCCGACCTCACCCGGTACGTCATCACCTGCTGGGTCACGGTCGTCAACACGCAATTCGCATAAACCTCGGCAGCCTTCGCCCGACGGCTGTAACAGGAAAACAACCCCCGCCCGGCGGGGGTTTTTTGATGGAAGGAAAAGCCTGTGGCTGCACCAACATTCACCGGGAACGTCAACAACATTGTCCTACCCTCCCCCAAGGATCTGCCGTCGGTTGGCGGTATCTACGTCGGCCCCCTCACCGCGGCGGTTCCGGACGCGTTGTTCACCATCGACCCGCTGATGAACCACCTCGGGTTCATCGGCTCCGACGGGTTCGACGACAAGGAAGACCGCTCCGTGAAGGCCATCTACGACTGGGGTGGTGACACGATCGCCAAGCCGCAGGAGAACTACGGCAAGACCGCCACGTTCACCCTGCTCGAATTCCTCAAGCCGGAGGTGGCGAAGTTCGCCTACAAGGCGTCGAATGTGACTGCTACGGCGGCGACTTCGACACACGGCAACCAGTTGTCGATCACGGTCACCTCCGACGTGCTGGACATGCAGACCATCCTGGTGGACACATTCTCCCCGGGCGGGAAGCGGGTCATGCAGTTCTACCCGCTGGGCCGGATCGAGTCGAAGGACACGATGAAGTGGGCGCGTACGGATGTGTTGGCGCACCGGGTGACGGTGTCGTTCCTCCCGGACACCACGGGCGCGTACTGCTACATCCGCACCGATGACGGCCTGCTGTCGGCATGACCGAGGCGAAGAAGCGGGCGCCGGCTAAGGCGCCCGCATCATCGAACGGTGCCCGCAAGGCGAAACCCGGCGACAAGGATTTCCCGTGGGAAGCGGAGTACCCCGGTGAAGAGGTGTTCGTGTTCACCGCCTCCGACGGCACCACCGTGGGGTTGACGAAGCTGGGACCGAACCGGCGTCCGAAACCCGGGAAACTAGCCCTGCTGGATGAGCAGGGCGACGGCATCAAAGTCCTCTGGTACTTCCTGAAACTCGCGTCCTCGGACACCTCACGTCAGGTGCAGGCCGAGCTCGAGGAAGAGGACTACGCCGCCATGGCCCGCCAGTGGGCCGAGTTCGCGGGTATCGAGCTGGGGGAATAGTCGCCCTCATCGGGATCCTCAAACAGCATTGGGGTCCCGTTGGGGGCGATCTGGCCCGCGCCCACTGGACGTGGGACGACGTCGGCGGCGATCTGCCGTTCGATCAGTTCACGCAGATGATGGTGTACGCCCCACCAGGGTCGGCGGTGTTCTACGCCACCCACAAGGGGTGGGATCGCAACACCCACAAGCTGACCCAGCTCATCGATATCGGCAATTGGATTTTGTGGTCGAAAACTGAGCAGGCGCAGCGTGATCCGAAGAACCCACCACCGCCCGAGTGGCGTCCGGGTGATCCGATACCAGACCAAAAGCCAGCAATGACGATCGGCGATTACATCGAACTCGCTGGCCTATCTGGGTATGACGATGTGGAATGAGGTGACATATGCCAGCGATTGCTGAGTTATATGCCACCGTCATGCCGGAGACCTCGCAGATAGCGGCCGGCATCACCCGCGCTTTCCGCGAGGTTGATCCTGTTGCGGCGGAAGCCGGTCGGCGTTGGGGCCGTGAGATTCAACGCGGCCTGGGGGACGCGAAGGTTGAACTCAAAGCCGACACCACGAAGGCGAAGGCTGAGATCGACGCGGCAGCCAAGGATAAGAAGGCCACCGTTGAGGTTGACGCGGACACGGCGAAAGCGAACGCGCAGATCGATGTCGTGGCGCGGGATCGCAAAGCCACCATCGAGGTTGATGCTGACACGCTGAATTCGTCGTGGCAGCGGAGTTTGTCGCAGATGGCTCCGGAGATGACGCAGACGCTGTCTAATGCGGGAGCGCAGGCGTCGACCTCTGTGGGTGGGTCGATGTCGGGTGCGATGGGGCCTGTGGGGACGGCGTTGACTGCGGCTTTGGTGGGTGGTGCTGTCACCGCCGCCGCGGGTGTTGCTGCCGCTATGTCGGGTGCGATCGGTTTGATCCCTGCCGGTCTGGGTGGCGGTATCGGGGTTATCGGCACCCTCGTCACCGGTTTGGATGGGGTGAAGGACGCTTGGGATGCGGCCGGGAAAGCCGCCGACTCCGCAACCAAGGATCAGGCGGAGAAGGCGAAATCTGTTGCGTCCGCGCAGCGGTCGTTGCGGAATGCGGTGTTGGATGAGGCGAACGCGCAAAAGGACGTCGCCAACGCGAGAAGGGATGCCCGCCAGCAGCTCGAGGACTTGAACGTTCAACTCCGCGGCGGGGTGATCGACGAGAAACAGGCCATCCTCGACGCCCAGGCCGCCCGTAGGGACTTGGCGACCGGAAGGTTCAGGGATGCGATCGAATACCAGCAAGCCCAGTTGCGGGTGCAGCAGGCCGACCAGCGTGTGCTTGAGGCGCATGAGCGGAATGTGCAGTTGCAGCAGAAAGCTGCTGAAGCCAACGCCAAGGGTGTGAATCAAGCGGATCAGGTTGTCGCCGCGAATCAACGCCTCGCGAAGGCGCAGGAAGACGTCGGGGTTGCTCAGCAGAACCTGCATGATGCGCAATCGAAGTCGTCGTCGAGTTTGGATGCGTTCACCCAGGCGATGGGGAAGCTTTCACCGCAGGCGCAAGGGTTCATTCTGACGTTGCGGGGTTTGAAGCCGGCGTGGGATGCGTTGAAGTTCTCCGTGCAGGACTCCCTGTTCGCCGGGTTAGGTCCGCAGGTGCAGCGTTTGGCGACGGAGTACTTCCCGGTGTTGCAGCGGATGATGACCAGCCTCGGGCGGACGATGAACACTGCGTTCAAGGATATTGGGGCGTGGTTGTCGAAGCCTGAGACGATGGCGGCGATACAGCAGATCGTGTCCAATATCGGTTCGTCGTTTCAGATTTGGGCGCAGTCGATTGTCCCGTTCTCGAACGCGTTCCTGACGATCACAAAGGTCGGGTCGGGGTTCCTGCCTCAGCTAGCCACGGCGATCACGAACGGGGCGAACGCGTTCAACAATTTCATTCAGCAGGCGGCGAAGTCTGGGCAGCTGCAGGAGTGGATGCGCACCGGCATTCAGGCTTTGGGTGAGTTCATGAAGCTGCTGCCGGTGGTGGGGAAGATGTTCCTCGACCTGGCGCCGATCGGTATCCCTATTTTGAAGTCGATTGGGATGACGTTGACGGCGTTGGAGCCGGTGTTCCGGTTCTTCGGTCAGGCGGTGGGGACGTCGCAGACGTTCATCAACCAGTTCTGGTCGGCGATGGGCAGGCTGGCGGATAAATTCGTTGATTTCGTGAAGGTGACGTGGCCGCCTGTCCAGCATGTGCTGAACACTCTTGAGTCGGTGTTCCAGCGGGTGTTCGGGACCATCGCCAATGTTATTGAGCGTGTGTGGCGGGTGGTGAAACCCATCCTCGACCAATTCCGGAACGCCCTGGGCAGTTTGGACCCGACGGGGTTGTTGGGGAAGCTCGGTAACTTCTTCTCGAGCGGATCCGGTGGCGGTGGTACGCCGGCTGTGGCGGGGGGTGATGGGGCCAGCCTGCCCACCCTGTCTTCACTGCGCGGCGGCCTGCAGACACCACTTCCTGGAACCCCGCTTCCCAAGCTGTCTGATTTGCGGCCTGGCCCGCGGCCGTGGCTCCTCAACGACCCACTAGCGCCGGGAGCGTCCGCGACATCTCCGGGGGCTGCTCCGTCTGGGTTCAATTGGGATGCGGTGGCGCAGGCCGAATCCAGCGGAAACTGGTCCAACGCCGACACCGGGCATAACGGCCACTACGGGGGGCTGCAGTTCTCCCCAGCCACATGGGCGGCCTACGGTGGCCTACAGTTCGCTTCCCGCCCGGATTTAGCGACTCCGGAGCAGCAGAAGATCGTTGCTGATCGCACCGCATTCTACGGGTGGCAGGGCACTCCTCCGCAGGGGTTGGGGGCGTGGGAGACCATCACTAAGGGCATGGTTCCCGGGATCACCACGAGTAGCCAACCACCTGCCGGTGGCGCTCCCAGCGCAAGCATTCCGGGAGCGTCAGCAACTCTCCCCGGTGGAATCCCCGGCCTGAATCTGAGCATCCCCGGTAAGGCTCCCGAGGAGCACCTCCAACCGGGTGCAGTGACGCTGAATCGCATCATCAGCCAGCTATTCCCGGATGTGTCCAGCATCGGTGGCTGGCGGGCGCACGACCCCTTCCCGGACCACCCAAGCGGGCGAGCCCTGGACATCATGGTCGGCGCCAACAAAGCATTGGGCGACCAGATCAACCAGTTCCTGCAGAAGAACGCCGCCGCGCTGGGGATTCAGTACACGCTGTGGCAGCAGCAGGAATGGGACCCCGGCAAGGGCCCAACCCCGATGGAAGACCGCGGATCACCGACCCAGAACCACCGGGACCATGTCCACGCCATGATCCGCGCTGGTGTACTGCCGGACGTCAACGGCATCGTCTACCCGTCAGCGACGATGCCCACCATCGCATCACCCGGAGGAATCTCACCGGACGGCACATACCCGTTGGGTACGCAGAACTCGCCGTTCTATGTGATGCCCGCGCAGGGCTCCTCGGGTGGGGAACAACTGGGGCAGGACTTCGTGTCCGGCATCTTGGAGATCTTCGGCATCGACGGGTCGGTGTTCAAAAACCCCATGGACACCGGGTTGTTCAAGGGGTTCAAGGGGTTGATGTCGTTCCTCACCGGCGGCGGCAAGGGGCAGCAGCAGGGGATGCCCGCCTCGTATTGGCAGGGTGCTGGTGGTGGGGCGATGCCTGCAATGGGTGGCGGGGATTTGTTCGCGGGTATGGGTGGGATGTTGCAGGGCATCATGCCGCAGCCGTTCGGGCAGATCCGCCCCGGCGGCCCGGCGCAGGCCCCGGACGAGTTCCAGCCCATGCTCCCCGGGAGCGGGGGAAACGCTTCACTGCCAGGTGGTTTCACCCCCAGCGGGAACAAGACGGTGGGTGGGCCGCAGATCGACCAGAGCATCAACATCGGCACGATCAACGGCAAGCCGTCGGATATCCACCAAACGATGGTCGATGTGAACGTCCCCCGAGCCCGTCAGGGCGTAGGGAGCATTCCGGGGATGTCGATGCCATGACGGTCAAGCTGATCAAGCCGCAGGAGCAGCATCTGCTCACTGACTGGGAAACTGCGAGACGGTATCTGCGGATGCCGAAGGAGACGACCCGCAACATCTACATCGGGCCGAACAACCTGCGCTGGGACCTATCGGGGCGCAACAAGGGCCGGCAGGGTGCCCGCCTCGCATCTCATGTGCAGGGTGACTATCACCTGCCGATCGACCAACTCTTCACCGAGGGCGCCTACCAGGTTGGTGCGACGTATGAGCGCACCAACATTCTGAAGCGGATCATCAACATCGGCGTGGTCTTGGGGTTCAACTGCTCCGAGCTGCAGTACCGGGCGATTGAGTCGAACTGGTGGGATTCCTGGCCTGCCGACACCCCCGGATGGTGGGGAAGGTTCACCCCGTTCTCTGGGTGGCGTTGGGCGCAGGTGCAGTTGGCGAAGACGGTTGATACGGCGATGCCGTTGGATCCGACCGCGTTCGGTAACAACGGCTTCCAGTGGGATATGCAGATCGTCGCGGCTAATCCGTGGTGGGCGAAGCGGATGCTCACCGACTCCTTCACCGCCGCCGCGGACAGTGTGGCGAAGAACGGCTTCGATGAGCAGACCTTCCACATCGCCAACCGGGGAACCATGGAGGCTTGGCCGAAGTTCATGTACACCGGCCCGGGTAAGGCGTGGATTCAGGACGGCATGACCAACAACCTGATTGAACTCCCCGAGCTGTCTGGGGATGACGGATATGTGACGGTTGATACGGATCCCGCAGAGCGGACTCTGAAAGGGTCGAACGACCCCACCGACAACCTGTTCTATCAGTTCATCCGCCAATCAAGGGTGTTGGATTTCTTCCTGCATGACCTTGAAGCGTTGGGGGAGCCGGTGTGGCGTCGCGCCTCCGGGATCCGCTTCCAATCACCCATCCCCCCGAGGACTGTTGCGAACATCAAAGTCCGGCACTCCCAGCCGGGCGGGCAGGTGGTCATTTTCATGCCGCAAAGGTATGCAAGGCCAAGCTAGTGAGTAATCCGCTCAACCTCATCCCCAATGCGGTTGACGGACTCATCACCCCACCTTTGGAGTTCACCCGGCACCTGTCGAATCAGATGGTCGACTACGTCATTGGTGCCCTGTCCAAACCTACTCCGGCGCAGGATCCACTTGCGGCGTACCGCTATAACGAGGCCCGCGCCAGAACGTTGAAGGACGGGTTCCGGCAGCGGCCGTTGTTGCGGATGCAGGACAAGAACCTTGAGCAGATCACCGTGATCGGTGGGGAACGCTCCGTGAGGTTTGAGGAGATCGCCACCGACACCGGGGAAGCGGGGATCGTCATCCGCGGTGGTTCCGATTTGGGGGATTTCGTCCGCAACGCCGTCCGCCTCGAAGAAGACCTCCACCTGAGCATCGACATCAACCCGCAGAGGTTGTCGTGGAAGACCCGGTGGGGCGGGAAGATCACCACGATCAACGTCAAACGCGACTCCTCCGGCATCCACACCGTTGAGATGATCGCCGCAGCCCAACGGGAGCACCTCAAGCATGTGCTCGTGGGAACGACACCCTTCTTCCCGCCGGAGGTCCAGCCCTTATCCCTCTGGATGCTCCCCGCTAACTGCCGGACAGCGTGCGCGACAACCCTGTTCATCAACCTGATGCGCCAATTCGTCCCCGGCTTGTCGACGGTGACGAACATCTTCAACCCGTTCCAATGGCTGAACCCGTTCGGCCCGGACGCCCTGTTGAACATCAACCCGTTGCAGTGGCCCATCCAAGTACGATTCGTCGACCCACTCCTGGATCAGTCGAGGACGACGGTGTTCACGGGGGCGTGGAACGACTTCCACACCGCCTCCCTCGACACGATGCGCGACGCCGGGGTCTGCGCGAGGGCGTACACGGTGTTCCCGGACGATGTGGATCACCCGCAGCCGGAGTTGGCGGCGTTGATGCCTAAGACCCGGTTGAAGGACATTCCGATCATCGGATCGTTGGTGCCGGCGGTGGAAGCGTTCCTCAAGCACGGCAACCTTGTCGACCTCCCCGACGACGCCACCGTAGCCGACCTTGTCCGCCCGCAAAGGCCGTGTGTGATGGTCGCGTTCGAAGACCACAGTGGTTATGGCGGCCCCACCGGCACCGCGGCGGATGGGGTGATCAACCTGTTCGCCTCCACCCTGGACGATTTGATCACCACCACCGTGTTCCCCGTCGACACTAACGACGACGGGGAAGTCGACCCCGTTTTCCGGAAACTCTTCGGCGTCGCACCCCCCACCCCGTGGGCCGTGTACCGGGACGGCCAGCATTCCGGGATCATCGAATCGAACTACACCCAACACAAGGGCCCCGTCAAAACCATCATGACCGGCGGGAAGTCACCGAAACTCGTCAATGACATCCAGACGTTCCTGATTAAGTGGGGGCTCTCCCAGCTCCAAACGGTGATCGTCGCTGGCTTCGGTGGCAGTGAGGGCGGCCCGCCGATCGGGGCTGGTTTGGACGAGCTCTACCAAGGACAGCTAGACAACAAACTCCTTGCCTGGCAACGCTACACAGACCCCTTGAGGGCGTTGTACACCGGCGACATGGGGTATCTCGAGTCGTTCGAGCGGGGGAACTCCGCTTATACCCTGTCGGCGATACTGACCCTGCGGCAGGGGAATTGGAAGACGAGGGCGTTCAGGTCGTTCAAGACGTCGATACGCCAAGCCGCCCCCTACATCGTGTACTACGACATCGCTTTGGATGATCGGGTGGGTTTCGAGCAGGACGGAATCATCTACGTCGACCAGGCCCACGCCATCAAATACGAGTACGACCGCAACAAGCCGGTCACCTTCACCGTATCCGTCGGAGACGACACCAAAGACCAGGACCCGTTCTCCCAAGGCATCAAAGCCCTCCAAGGACTAGGCGCGCTGATCGGTGCTGTAGTCGGCATGGACACGGTCTTTTCGTAAATGGAGGCGCACATGGATGTTTGTGATGCGATCGAGGAAGCCGACGACCTCGATGAGGCAACTTTGCTTGAGCAGGCTGAGATGCTGATCGATGACATCGCTTTGGCGGGTGAGCAGCTGCAGCAGGACTTGAAATACCCGGTGGATGTTCACGGCCGAGTGATGATGCTCAACCACATGCACCCGGATGCGTTGCCGTGCCTTGTGTATCACCTCACTCGGTGCGGATACCGCAAAGACATGTCGAAGCGGATGGTGAAGCAACGCCCAGTTGTGGGGTCGCCGTTCGCGGACCTGGTGGCGTATGTGCCTTTGACTGACCCTGATGAGCCGATTGTCACGCCGAAACCTGAACCGCAGAAGCCGTGGTCGGTGCGGCCGCAAATCCGTGAGATCAACGAGAAGAGGCCCGACTGATGCCTTTGCCGATTGGTTCCAAAGTGTTGCTGGGGCAGTTCGACGCCACTATCTCCGCTTTCGGTGTGATATCGGATCTCGACACCCCCGATCAGGTGGAGTTCAGCATCGAGGGGTTCGGATCGAACGCCTTGATGAATTACTCAGCGATCCAGGGAGACCCCGGCCCGCCAGGGAACAATGCCCCGCTCGGGAACAGGCAGTTCCCGGTGCTCGACAGTGTTGCGGATCTTCCGCAGAACTTGACTGATGATCCCGTGGATATCGGAAAGTACTGGATCATTCGCGTTTTCGACACCGATGCGAATGAGGTCGGCTCGAACTGGGCGATGTGGAATGGCACCGACTACGAAATCTACAAAGAGGGCATGCCGGGTGAGGTCGGACCAGTCCCCAAGGTGACGCCTGTCTTCAACCTTGTCACTGCTGACGAGGCGGCCACATGGTCCACGGTCGATCAAGGCAACGGCTACCGCATCACGAAGACCGGCAGTGATGCGTCTCCGACGTGGACTTTCGACATCAACCGCGAGATCATCCGCGGGCCTGCCGGTGTCGGTTCGGACTGGAATCTCTACACGGGCGGTGGGGAAGCGGTCGGCGACCTGCCGCAGTGGGATGGGGCGCATTATGTGCCGGCACCACTCGAACGCATCGTGCCGCAGATGTTCACCTACCCCGAAGGTCACTTCGCTGACACCCCTTTGGCTTTCGGAACCAGGGTCACGATTGGGACTGCGCTGCTCCCGCCGATCGACCACGATGTTGTTCCGTGGGTGACGGGGCATTTCCACCTGTCTGGTGTTGAGCTCGACACCAGCCCCCTCACTATCGGCATTGAGGTCCGGTTGGGTAGTGCGAGTGGCACTCTGGTCGCCCGCGGTTGGGGGAATGTGACCGGCTATGTCACGCTGATCCCGCACACCTCGTCGTCGTCGTCGCCGAACGATGCCATCACCCCCACAAACGGTAGGGGGGTTATCCCAGCGAACTCCACCGGGGACACGGCCACCCTGTTCGTGAACGCGTTCAACGACGGCGTCGCCGGCATCTACAGCTTCTCCCACGCTGGCGCGCAGCTGGCGGTTCAGGCGATCCCGGTCTAATGCCACGCGCGGGAGACCCATCACTGTCTGGTGGGCTACCGGTACCGATCTCGCATAACCCTTTGCAGCGCATCAACTTCCAGCCCCCCAAGCTCGATGTCAGCGTCCAGGACTTCATCGACGCCGCCATCCAATGGTTGGAAGACGTGTTCTTCCCGGCGATCAAACAGTTGACCGGGATCGACTTGGAGCCGTTCCTGAACGACATCCGGTCCCTGACTGGTGGGTTGGGCGGCGGCGCGAATGATGTGACGAGTTGGCTGTTTGGTTTGCTCACGAACAGTTCAGCGTTGAATCCAGCACAGCTGGCCCAAAACCTCTGGCCGCTAGGCATCTTCCCGAACGCTGATTCTATTTCCGGCTCAGGCATCTGGGTGTTCGACCCTGATGTGACCCGCACAGCAGACTCATCGGGGTCTCTGCGTGTTACTGCGGACGGCACGTTCAAAGCCATTCACGGTGTGCCCACAGCTGTGGTGGCTGGGCAGCAAGTCGATGCGTCGGTGTTCGTGCAATGGGACAGCTATGTCGGGTTGACAGCGCCGATCCTGTTGCAGATCAAGCAGTACCACCGGGTGGGAGATGTTGTCACCTTCGTTGACACGACCACGGTCACCGCATTCGGCCCCACCACACCTTCGGGTAGTTGGGCCGAACTATCGGGAACCTACACCGCCCCAGCGGATGGGTCGGTGAACGAGATCCGCGGCCGTATAGCGGTGACTGAGGCGGCGACTGCAGGGACGTTCCATTTCGACGACGCCAGCGGTAAGAACAAACTCCTCACCGACTGGGTATCGGGGCTGCCGGAAGCCCTGCAGGATCAAATCAACCGCATCTTGGCGGTGGTCAACACGATCACCAATGCCCTCACTGGCGGAACCTCACTGACCAACACGCTGGAAGATTTGGGTGCCGCGTTGGGGGTTATTCCTCCCGGGAATGTGCAGGGCGCGGCTGGGCCGGCGACCATATTCGACTCCATCTTCGGGATCATCGACGCCTTCCTCGGTGGTGCTGTGGGCGCCCCAGGATCCACGGGGGGGAGCCTCGCCGACGTCACGAATGTGTCCGGGCAGGTCGCATCCAATGCCTATTTGGGTGGTGAGGCGTGGCGGATCGCCAACATCCTCAACAACACCCCCGTCGCCAGGGGCATGCTGCCCACCGGCAGGGCGAACTACGACATCACTTCAGCCAATACCTTCCTGGCCACCACCCAGTCAGCGGCACTGTCGGCTAGCCTTCCGGTGTTGCAGGCCATGCCAATCGGGGTCATCTCCTGGTATGGGTACGGATCAAGCGGGATCACCGCGTTCTACCTGAACATCCGCAAAGTCAACCCCTCCACTGGGGTTCGGGATTTGGTGTACCACTCGGGGAACATTGTTGCGAATCTGCAGCCGGGAACCACAGCAGCGGACGCGGATTGGATGTTCTGCGAAATCCCCTCTCCGATCGCCGCCGAGGCAACTGACACCTACTATGCCGAATACGTGCCCGTCGGTGGAACCCACTACATCCGAGGAATGTCGTTTAGCGACAACATCAAGGACCATCCCCTGGCTGCAGCACCATGCGTGGGGACGGTGGTGGACTACAGCAGTTCACCGGATAGCCCGGCATCGAGTCTTCCGAAAGCCACTGCGGCACCTGGTGTTCCGTGGACTGAGTATGCGGTCAGCCTCGCCGGGGCGGCTGATCACCACGAACCACAGATCGAAGACCTGGAATTCGACGGGCAAACCATCCCTATCCCGTCCTGGTGTAACCGGCTGGATCTGATCCCCCTTGGGCGGGGCGGCAAAGGCGCAGATGGTGTTTTCGATCTATTGCGGGGCGGGTTCCTCAACGGGCAGCCCGGGCAGCCGGGCAGCTACGGCCCGGTCACTCTCATCCGGGATACGGATTGGAGCGGCGATGGAACTCTAGTCACGTTCAACATCCTGACTGATGGCAGCGGCCAGTTGTCGATCCCCGGACATGCTGCTGTTGGTTTGCCGGGAGCTGATGGGCAATCCGCACAATTCGGCCTCACCCCGGTAGGTAAAGGCCCCGGGATACTCGACTACAACGGCCAGAAATACGCCGGCGGTGCGGTCCCCCCCATAGGCTTGGTAGTAGGAGCCGTCTTCGGTGTAGACACCGATGATCGCCCCATCGGTGTGCGGGTCCGTGGGTTTGATGTATTGCGCCACGAACGAGTCGATCTGGTCCGTCGTCGTCGAAGGAAGAACATCAGTCGGAGATGGGTTCGCGGTGACCAACGCCTTCCCAAGCGAACT